GAATACAAACTTTTACCTTTACACATAATATTGCTGCATCATCTTTAATACTAAGAGGAATGTCAAATGCTCTTTTTAGTGTATCAAGCGTATCAGTAAAAGAATACACAGCATCAGATATGGATGTTACTAGAGCAACTGCTGCTACAAGAGTAGATGAGAATGGCTTAGTAAATCATGCTGAGGTTTTAGGTGGGGAAGAAGTTACAAATGGAGATTTTACTACTGATGGTACTCCTTCTACAAATACTTGGACTTTAGGTTGGTATTCTAACACAGCAAATGTATCAATATCAGGTGGTCAAATAACACTTACAAATTCAGCATCTGAATCATCTTCATTGGCATACGCAACAAATGGAGTATCTTCTAATAATATTTTAACAACAAATCAACTTTATAAATTACAATATCAAGTAGTAGCAAATAATGGAGTTACAAGTTTTAAATATTATTCTTCAGCAGGTTCTTTTATAGATGCACCTATTGATTTAGGAGTTACGCATACAATTTATATAAAAAACACAGCAAATCAACTTTTTTTGTTTCAAAACGCTACAACAAACTCTAACATATCACTAGACAACGTATCAGTAAAAGAAGTTACAAGAGATAACGTACCTCGTATAGACTACACAGGAGGAGGTTGTCCACATATATTAGCAGAGCCACAGAGGACTAATCTTATAACTTATAGTGAAGATTTTACTCAATGGACTAAGGTAAATTATACAGTACAATCAAATGTAGGTATTTCTCCAAGCGGAAATAATGATGCCTCATCCTTAACAAATCCAAGTGGAGGAGGTGGTAATATAAAACAAAATACAACTGTAACCGCATCAACAAATTATACTTTTTCTTTTTATGCAAAAAGAGGTACTGCAAGTGATGTCAAATACTCAGTTTACGATAACACAAATGGTGGAGATATAATAGCTTCTACAAGTTATTATTCACAATTAAATTCATCTACATTTACAAGAGTAACAGTTTCATTTGCTACTCCAGTTGGATGTACAAGTATAGGTGTTTATATTTTAAGAGATAATGGAACAGCAGGAACTGTTATTGTTTGGGGTGCACAACTAGAAGCAGGTTCTTACGCAACATCATACATACCAACATCAGGAAGTTCAGTTACAAGAAATCAAGACGTCTTTACAAGAGATGGTATAAGTAGTTTGATTAATGATAGTGAGGGGGTTTTGTTTGTAGAGATGGCTGCTTTGGCTAATGATGGAACATTTAGAGGTATTTCTATTAGTGATGGCACAAATAATAATAGAATTGCCTTGTTATTTTCAAATAATGCAAATATAATAAGAGTACAAGTTGTATCAAATAATTCATTAGATGTTCTTATAGATAAATCTATCACAACAACACAATCAAATAAATTTGCTTTTTCATACAATCAAAATGATTTTAAGTTTTGGATTAATGGTGTTGAAGTAGGTACGGATACAAGTGGTAATACTCCAATAGGTTTAAATTCACTACAATTTAATAGTGGAAGTGGAGGCTCACCTTTCTATGGCAAAGTAAAACAACTACAAATCTACAATACTGCTTTAACAGATGCTCAATTAACTTCTTTGACTACATAATATGAATATATACAAACTACAATACACAGACAAAGCAACAGGAGATGCTGACTTACTATCTAAAGGTACTTATGAAGTATTAGAAGGAGAACAAGTTTACATTAATGGTACACAAGCTATAGTATATATAGGTAAGATAGTAGAGATACCAGGAACGTATGATCCTGATGGACACGAGATAACTCCTCCTGTTTATTATACTGGAGTATATTACGACTTAATGACTACAGAAGAATTTGACTTTGGAACTAATGAGATATTTCCAACAGATTGCGTACATTCGTTTGCAGGATATGAGAAAAATGCTGAGGGTACTGACATTGATCCTGAAGAACTAGAAGAAATATAAAATAAATAAAATGAAAGATACAATTTTATCAGTAGATTTATCATCCGAAACAAGTCCAGTAGTACAGGAAGTTAGAGGGAGAGAGTATATAGAATATTCAGATGCAAAAGGAGAGTGGAAAAACCTTTACCCAAATTTCTTAATAGACTTATATAATACATCTAGTACCCATTCTGCTATCGTAAACACAACTTCGGAGATGATTGCAGGGGAGGATATAATAGTTGATGAAAGCGATAATCTTGAACAATATGTAAAACTTAAAAAATTCTTTGCAGAACCGAATGGTAAAGAAACACTACACGAAGTAATAAAAAAGATTGCATTTGACTTTAAATTACAAGGGGCTTATGCAATACACATTATATATAATAAGGCACGAACTGGCATATCTGAAATACATCATTTAGGAGTAGAAAAAATTAGAGCTGGAAAACCTAATGCTATGGGTGTTATAGATACCTACTATGTTTGTGCAGATTGGAGTAATACACGAACTAACAAACCAATGCCGATAGCAGCATTTAATACTAAAGACAGAACAAGTCCTAGTCAGATACTTTATACAGGTCTGTATAGTCCTAACATGGATGTTTACCATACACCTGATTATATCGCAGCGACTTGTTGGATTCTTACTGATAGTAAGGTTTCAGAGTATATGCTAAATGTAATAAGTAATGGATTTAGTGGTACGCACTTAATTTCGTTTGCAAATGGAGTCCCAAGTTCCGAAGAAAGAATCCAAATAGAACGTAGTTTAGCAGCTAAATTTTCAGGTAGTCAAAATGCAGGAAAGTTTGTATTAACTTTTTCTGATGACAAAACTAGAACTCCTGAGATTTCTGCTATAGGAATGAGTGATAGCGATAAGCAGTTTTTAAATTTAAATGAAACATTGATACAAAATGTATTAACTGCTCACAGAGTTACATCCCCAATGCTTTTAGGAATAAAATCTGATACTGGATTAGGTTCTAATGTTGATGAAATGAATAGTGCTTTTGAAATATATTTAAATACTGTAATTATTCCCTACCAAAAAGCAATAATAAAAACACTATCTAAAATATTTGAGGTTAATGGTATGAACTTACCAATATCTTTCGTACAAGCTAAACCTATTACTACTAAGTTTACTGTAGAAGATTTAAAAAGTGTTTTAACTCAAGATGAAATAAGAGCAGAATTTGGATTAAAACCTTTGTCAGATGAAGAACTAACGGCAGAAGATGAAGATAACTATAACTTAGAAAAAGTAGGTACAATAGTTTCTGATGGTAAAGAGTTACCATTATTTGACAGTATAGAAGAAGCTGAAGCTGAAGCAGAAAGGTTAGGATGTAGTGGACATCATATACATACACAAGATGGTAAAGAATATTTTATGCCGTGTGAAAACCACGATCAATTAATTAATTTAAAAGATTGTGATTGTGGTAAAAAGAAAGAGTGCGACAAGAGTTGTTATGAGAAAACTGAGTTAGATGCTTTCTTAGAAACTGTAGAGGATATACCTGAGGGTTGGGAACTAATAGATGAAGAAGTAGTAGATGGAGAACACGCAGACTTTGACTTTGAAGAAGAACTAAATCAGATAGCTGCTGAAAAGATAGAGTTAAGTACAGGTAGAGCAATACCAGATAGAAAATCAGAACAAGATGGTATATCTAAAAAGACATACGATTACTATAGAGTAAGATATGTATATGCACAAGATAACTTCTTGACTAGAAAGTCAGGTAAAAAAAGAAAATTTTGTACGCAAATGATGGGTGCAAAAAAACTTTATCGTAAAGAGGATATAGCTAGAATGTCTACTAAAAAAGTTAATCCAGGTTGGGGTAAGGGTGGTGCAGACACTTACGATATATTCTTATATAAAGGAGGTGGTAATTGTCATCACTTTTGGCTAAGACAAATATATAGAACTGAACTAGGTATATCTAAAACTACTAAAATAGAAGATGCAGATTTAGTAGGATATACTAAAGCTAGATCAGAGGGGTTTACTGCTAAGAAGAACGACAAGAGAGTAGCTATAGCACCTAAGAGAATGAAGAATAACGGATTTGTAAAAAAGAAATAATATGTCATACGTTTTATTTATATCAGAAGAAAAATTAAAAGACAGTACAAGTATATATGGTTCTGTTGATACTGCTTTACTTCTTAATTATGTACGTCAAGCACAAAGACTTTATTGTGAAACTAAGCTAGGCACAAAACTAACGCAGAAACTTAAAGACTTGATAGTAGCAGGTACAATAAATGATGTAGGTAATGAATACTACAAAGAATTACTTAACGACTATATAGGAGATTACTTACCTAATATGGCTCTATATATGGCTATACCTTTTTTAAGATTTAAAATAGAAGCAGGAAACATATATTCTAAGACTTCTGAAAGTGGAGTAGCTCTTACTACTGCCGAATCACAACACCTAAGATCAGAGATACTTAACACAGGAGAATATTTTATTGAGAGAATGATAGATTTCATAAAAAACAATATAAGTCGTTTTCCTGAGTACAATACAAACTCAGGTGCAGATGTATCTCCAGACAGTAATGGTTTTTCATATCTAGGAATGAATTTAGAAAGACCAAAAGGACAAGGAGATAAGATAACACTAAGAGATTTTCTAACTCCTGATCTAACATAATGAAGAAAAGATATAAAGTAAAAGAAGTTAATAAGACAAAACTAAAATCATATTTAAAAAATG